CCCGAGCAGCGAGAAGAAGTGCGTCGAGGCCGTGTCGTCGTCGTACTCGATCACGACCTCGACGCCGACCCGTGCATTTGGCCCCGGGTCGAGCCCTTGCGATGCGAACTGGAAACTCAAGGTGTAGGACTCCCGGTGCGCGGGAAACACCTGCTGGCTGAGCGTTTTCGCGACCCCTCGCGCGCCGGTGCACCGGAACGACGCTCGTCCCGATACCCCGTTCTCGCTGTCGATTTCCCAGCCGTTGTTGATCCAGTGCGCGAACCCGAGATCGGCCCGTGAGTTGATCAAGTAGTTGAACACCATGAGCTCGCGCATGTCTCCCCGATCGACGACGTCTGCTTGTTCCAGGATCGCCGTCGTGTCGTCGAGACGCGCGAGAAGCTCGTCGATGCCCGGCGTTGCAGTGGCGAGCTCGAGCTCGGTCTGTTCGGGACGGTCGACCAGATAGCGCCAGCGCACGACCCGGGTACGGGTATCGAGCCCGAGATCGTCGTCGTACACCCACACGGTGTCTCCGAGGCGGATCGCCTCATGCTCGATCCCGGCGAGGGCTGAGAGGTCGGCTGCACGGATCCGGTAACGGACACGTGGCTTCGAGATCTCGGCCAGGACGGCTTCGGCGAACTCCTTGAGGTGCCATGGATTCGTGAAACGCTCGTCCCGCAGGATCGCGACCCGGAGACGGCTCGTCCACTGGAAGTTTTCGACGTACGGCACCCCGTCGTTGGCTGCCTCGATCGTCATGCCTCCCTTCCCAAACGGGTAGAGGCGGGTGACGAGCTCGCTCGAATCGACCTCGCGCTCGACGGAAACGATGTTCTTCCGGTAGGCAAAAGCAGCGACTGGTTCGGCACGGCCCTGTTGCCTGAGAAGGTGGACACGTCGCGAGACGGTATCGAATACGAGCTCGCCACGGTAGACGGCCTGGACGTGCCGCAGCGCGCGGAGGCGGTTGAGCGCATCCCCTGCAAGCTCGAGGTTCCGCGTCACGGTGATGTCGACATCACCAGTGCGCCACCCAGTGCCGTCGAGGATGTAGTCGATCACTGCTCCCGCAGGGGCATCGGTGAAGCTCATCGGTTCGATCGGGTCGAGAAACGCGAGATCGTACCAGGCCGCCTCGCTGTAGACCTCAACGACGCTCGTCCCGTCCTTATCGCGCCGGGTCACGATCCGCCGGATCACGAACCGCATGCCCGCGAGCTCGAGCTCGCGCTCGACGTCGAGCACAGCCAGGGCTTGGTCGCGAGGAGACGGAAACGCAAACCGGAGCGTCTCGGCGCCGTTGATTTCCTGCTCGAGCTCGATATCGAAAGCGTTTCGCAAGACGAGGCGATACTCTCCCTGAACGAGAGCAGGTTTCGCATACGCGAGGCGCATGCCGAGCCTCCGTTCCTATGACGCTGCGCGTCGCAAGAAGACCGAGGGGCGTCCGCCGAAGAGCGGGATGCCCCCGGCCGGGAAGGTCGCCGGGAGTGGGCCGAACGTGTAGCTTGCGCGCCATCCGGTGCAAGGTGCTCCGGTCAGGGTGTCATCAAGGCCGAACGAGAGGATAGCCGAACCAGGGTAGCCGAGGAGCTGCGGGGTCCCGTTCTGAACCCTGGCCAGCCAGTACAGCCCGCGCTCGAGGGTGACGTCGATCGTGAGCTGCCGGACGCCGGTGCCGTCGGTCGCGACGGTACCGGCGTCGAGGACGAGCTGCCCTGGATAGAGCGAGCCGTTGTCGCGATAGATCCCGAGGCGTGCCTGGGTCCCCGCTGCATCTGCTGTCGAGACGTTGATCGCGATCCGGTCGAATCTCGTCTGCGTGAGCACGAGGAAGGGAACCACGTCGAGCACGTTGGCGAGCGTCGCCGATGGGGCGAGGTCGCTCGATGTCACGTTGTTGGCCCGCCACAACCCTGGCCGGTGAAGGATCAGGTGGCCGAGCAGCCAGTCGAGAGCGGGCTCGATCCAGGAGAGTGCCTCGTCATACTGTCCAAGCCGCGCCGAGGCAGCTTTGACATAGGTCACGTCTGCAGTGATGACGGCTTCCGCTCCTTGTGGCTCGTGAAAGATGACTGCTCCATACGCAGGATAGATGTCGTATTCGTCCTGGGGAACGACGTCCCCGTCGCGATAGACCACTGGGGCAGGATCCTCGAGCCAGTTGCGGACGCTTCCCTCATAGATGCGGTAGTGCAGTGAGGGATCATCCTGATCCGCTACTGGCGTCAATACAAGCCCAGAGACGGTCTCGGTTTCGAGGTCGAGGATCTCCTCGAGCTTGTTGACCGCGTGTTGCAGGCCCGAGATATGCGCCGACAGGATCTCGACCGAGCCGAGATCGTGGAACGGCGTCTTGACCATCGTTTCCCCTCTCCTCGAATTAGAACCAGCGGCTACGGCACGCGACCTCGATCTGGTAGACGCGGGCAGCACCGGTTGTCACGACCGCGAGCGAGTTCTCGCCTGGAACCGTCACGGGAACCGCGAGCGTGCTCAGCCCGGCGAGCGATGGGAGCCGTCCGGACGGGCTCTCGCGGTAGGCGGTCAGGTGGTCACCGTCGATCACCAGCCGCTCACCAGGGCTGAGCGGTCCCCGGTAGGTGACCGTTGCCCCGTTGAGTGCGACCGTGACCGCTCCCCGCCCTTCTTCGATACGTCCCTCGATCGTGATCAGTGGAGGTGATGGGGCAGTACCGCGACGCGTGAAGGTGCGGGTCACGAGCTGTCCGGTACTCAGCTGGTTGTATCGCCCGCGAGCGCCCTGGTTGTATGCTGCCGCGGAGTTATATCGTGGCCGGCCCTCATAGAGCCCGGCGAGCGTGATGGTGAGCACGTCATCCTCGACCGCGTAAGCGAACGGATCAGGGCACTCGAACACCACCGTGACCGCGACGAAGTCGGGCGCCAGGCGCTCCGGGGGATCGACGCTTGCGACCCGTGCCAGCCAGTAGCGCTCGGGATCGATATCGAACGCCAGCGGCGCGACACCGCGTGTCGGGGCGAGCCAGTCTGCGAGCTGGTAGAGCTGGTCGACGAGCTCTTCCGGCTCCTGATGCTCGATCCCGAGCGTGACGGTGAACCGCCGTGGCTCGAGCTCTGCACGGTAGAACCAGCTTCCATGCCGCCCGGTGACCGTGAGGGTCGCTACCCTGGCCGCTGGGAGCGGCTCGCGCTCGACCCGGAGCACGATGATCCCGAACTCGCTCGAATGCCGGCCAGCGAACTCGAGCCCCGGAAGCACGTCACCACCTCCAGCCCGTGCCCTGGGCACGTAACCGCGGCGTGATCAGGCGGTAGAGTTCCTGGCTGATCCGCGCGATATCCTCTTCCGACCGTACCTCCATGCGCTCGACGACGACGAGCGCATGTGGCGCGGTCGCGATCGCTGGCGCCTGGCGGGCCAGCATCGCTCGCCCTGTTTCCCCGTGCAGGGCTGGTGCGGGTGAAACTGCGAGCTCGATCGGCGTGACGAGGCTCGCCGCGAGGTTCTGTGCCGAGGCTGTTACCAGCTCACGTGCCCGGTCCATCCCGAGCGCGAGCCCCCGGGCCACCTCCTGGCCGAAGCCGATCATGACGCGCGACGGTGAGCCGATGTTGAGTGCGTTCTTGATCGTGCTCTTGACCCGATCAGCGATGCTCTGGGCAAGAGAGAGGAGCTCGCCGAGCTTCGAGCTGATCCCGTCGATGAGCCCCTGGATGACATCCCGGCCCGCGTCGACGAGCCAGGTCACGGCGCCGGAGAACGCGCCCTTCACGTCGCTTACGAGGCCTGTCACGATCCCGATGACTTCCGTCTTCGCACCCGCGACCTTCTCGCGGATACCGTTCCAGATCGAGTCCCAGATGCGTTTCGCCTCGTCCATCACGTTCTGGATGGTTGTCCGCACGGACGTGATCGCCTCGGTGACCGTGCTCTTGATCGCCCCCCAGATTTCGTCGACCTTGCTGCGGATAGCGCCCCAGATCGACTCCCACGTGGACTTGAGTTCAGTGATGATCCGGACTGCGCCGTCCTTCAGGCCAGTGACGAGGTTGACGACGGTATCGCGGAGCGCCGTGACGAAGCCGATGACCTTCTCCTTGAGCTCCGTGAAGAGCGAGAGGATCCGGTTCACGAGATCGGGAACGATCGACCCACCGACGAGAGCGTTGAACAGGCTTCGGAAGAAATTCACGATCCCTTCGACGAAACCTCGGATGAGCCCGAGGACACCGCTCACGAGCCCACTGATCGCTGCGGTAATCGCCGTGACGAGCCCCCCGATGATCTGCCCGATCGCCTGGGCAACGCCGGACACGAGGTTCCGTGCGGCCTCCCATGCGCCGCGCCAGTCGCCGGTGAGCAACGCGACGACGATGCGTACCACGTTGGAGACGACCGTCACGACGAGGTTGATCACGCCTGCGAACGCCTGGATGATGCCAGACGCCACCTGGATGGCAGCGGGGAGCACGGCAGCGAACGCATTGGCGAGGCCTGAAATGACGCCGATCACGACACCGATCGCTGCGACGATCGCCCCGCCGAGCGCTGCAGCGACAGCCCCGATCACGGGGAGGAGTGCCTGGATAGCAGGCAAGAGCTGCGACTGGATCGTCGACCAGACCGACTGGAAAGCGCTTGCGATCTGGCCGATCGCCGGGCCGAGCTGGGACGAGAGCGACTGCCAGAGCGACTGGAAGAGCGGGAGAAGCGGAGCGAGGGCAGCCACGACCGCTCCGATGACAGTCCCCACGGCCGACAAGGCTGACTGGAGGGGACTCCACGCGCTCGCGAGGAACGACTGGATAGCTGGGAGCGCTGTCCCGGTGAACCAGGTGGCGAGCCGCTCGAGCGCAGGGAGCGCTTGCCCCGTCACGAACGAAGCGACCTCGCGCAACACGTTCTGGATCGGCGGCCCGGCCTGAGCGACGAACCCTTGAATGGCTGGGAGCGCCTTCTCAGCAAACCATGCCGAGAAGCGCTCCAGCGCGGGCAAGACCGTGTTCTGCAGCGTCGAATCGATCCACCCGAAGAACGCCTGGGCGAGTGGCGTGACCGCAGAGATCAGGCTCGTGAACGCGGGCGCGAGGACGTCGAGGATCGTCCCGGCGAGGCCGAAGACGGTATTCGCGAGCGGCTCTGCGGCCAGCATGAGCTGGTTCTTGAACAGCTGCCACTTCTGTGCGAAGTCGTCGGTCTCGCTCGCCAGGCCGTTGATCGTGTCGCCACTCGTCTTGAGCGTCTGGACGAACGTTTCCAGGTCGAGCTGGCCGGACCGGATCGCGGCTGCCAGCTGGGTGCCAGCGCGGGCTCCGAACCACTCGACCGCGAGAGCGGTTGCCTCAGTCGGGTCCTTGGCGTTCTTGATCTGGTCGAAGACCTCCGCGATAACGTCACGTGCGGGCGTCCCTTCCTTCGCCGCCTTGGCGATCATCTGGGAGAGCCCCATGAGCGCGCGTGACGAGTCGATCCCGGCCTTCTCGAACTGGCCGAGCATCGCCGCGGCTGTCTCGAAGTCGAACCCAGCCTCCTGCAGGACCGGCGCGTTCCGGGTGATCAGCATGAAGAGCTCGCCCATGCCGATGCCGGTCGCCTGGGACACGCGCCAGAGGTAGTCGAGCTTGCCTCCCGCTTGCTCGGCCGAGATCCCCCAGATGTTGAACATCCGGGAACCCTCGGCGATGAGTGGGGCAACGTCCTGCCCGGTCACCCGGGACAAGTTGAGGAACTGTGTAGCCAGTTCCTGGAGAACTGGCCCCGAGACACCGAGGCGCGTGTTCAGATCTGCGACCGCCGTGCCGACCTGGGCGAAGTCGACAGGCACGCGCGCAGCCACGGCCCGGAAATCGTCCTGAAGCTGCGCGAGCGTTTCTCCGGTCGCGCCGGTGCCGGCACGAATCGTGTCGAACGCCTCGTCGAAGCTCTCACCGAGCTTGAACGCAGCCGCGCCAATGCCGACCGCAGCGGCGCCGGCCGCAGTGACACCGGCAACGAGTCCGGTTCTGATAGCTCCACCGAGACCTCCGAGCCGCTCGCTCAGCGACTGTCCCGTCTGCTCAGCGCGCTCTTCGACCTCCTCGAGCCCCTTGACCGCCTCCTCGCTATTGATCGCGATGGTCGCGAAGAGCTTGAGAATCTCCATGGTGCCGTGCCCTCTCTGGGCGCCTGAAGGCCTCGATGACGCGTCGCACGTTCTCTTCCGCCCGTTGCTTCTCGCGAGCGCGCTCGTGTAGGGTCATGCGAGGCCTGCGCTCGTCGTGCAGGCCGAGCGCTGCCAGCCATTGCATGAACGACAGGTGACGCTTCCCTCGTGGGAGCGGGGTCGTGAGGTACACCTGCCAGCCGATGAATGCGGCGCGCATCCAGCGCTCCCGCGTCTCGTCCGCTTCCTGTTCAGCTGACGCCTCGACGAGAGCGATGAAGTCTGCGTAGGGGATGCCGTGGAGGAGTTCCTGCCATCCCCACCCGTAACGGCTCAAGAGGCGGTCGAGCGACCGGTAAACGCCCGCAGCCTCGGATCGCTGAGGAGATGCGTGAACTTTTCGAAAAAAGCTTTGAGATCAGGGTGCTCGCTGAGTGCCTGCCCGATGTCGATGAGCGCGTGCATCGGGAAGAGCTCGGGATCGGCGAGCTCTCGTGGCTCGACCCCGAGGATACTCGCGAGAAGCTCGAGAGCCTCGCGCTCGGCATACGGCACGCCGGCGACGAGGAGCATGACGACCGTCTCAGGGGTGAGCTCGTAGCGGCTGAGCTCGGAGCCGAGGCGGGCTGCGCCAGTCGCCAGGATGCGAGCGAGACGGAACGTGTCGAGCACGCCCAGCCGCCGCAGGCGATACTCTCGCCCATCGACGATAACGACTGGTGTCTCCGCGAGAAAGGCGGGTATTTCGTGCTCCTTCGTCATGCGTCACCTCGTTCTCACGAGACCTGCGGGTGATAGATCGCCCACGGCTCGACGCGAGGCTCGCCTGGATCGAAATGGCCGACGAACGTCACCTCGATCCCGCCCTCGTTCTTGTCTTCCAGTGCGAGCTCCGGGCCTTCGAGGACGAGCGCGTTCTTGACCACCACGATGACCGGTTTCGTGCTGCCGGTGTAGGTGGCCAGGAGCGCGACGTTCGGGATGTAGCTGGTATCGAGGATCGGTCCACCGGTGATCTTCTGGAACTGGCCGGCCGTCGTCACGGTGGCTCCCGCGATCGCCTTGAGCAGGTTGTCTACCGTGAGCTCAACGAAGGTCACCGTGAGCTGTGGGCGGACCTCCTCGCGACGGGCCAGCCCCATGTACGGCCCGAGCTTGCCATCGACTTCGACCTCACGGACCGAAAGCCCACGCGTGAACGTCGCACCGCCCCGGGTCGCGCCGAGCGGGATCGCCGTGGCGAGCGCCGCCGTGACGGGGTCAGTGTTCTCCGGGTCTTCGAGCTCGTTGAGGTCGATGTTGAAGTAGACCATCCCGGCGTCGAGCACGAGCCGCTCAGGTGTCGCTGCCGACAGTCCAGTGAGTCCCTGCATCGGTTCATCCTCCTCTCGTCACGATCGCTGTGAGCTCACGCTTCGATGCGTAGCGGACGCCCCACTCAGACGTCCGCCGCCAGATGTTCTTCTCGTCTTGCGGTACGGGTTCCCAGCGCTCGTTCCAGAAGCGGACGATGCCGAGTTCTGGGAGCTCGAGGTAGGCGAGGTCGAGGAGCTCGGTCAGGCGCCGCTGGATCGCTGCGAGCCGTGCTGCGGTCGGCGCATGGTCCCAGATATCGATGACGTACGTTCCGAGCCGCATCCCCGGTGTGGGCGCAGGCGCGCTCCGGAAGCGGTGGACGAGGTATGGGAACGGCGCGTCCGGCTCTGCCCACTCGTGGTACTGCCGGGCTCGTCCCCCCATCAGGCTCGCGAGCATGCTGTCCGCCGCGAGCCGGCTCCACACTGCCTCCACGATGAGGTCGTCTGAGCTCAGTGTCATTCGTCCCACCTCTGCGACAGGATGGCCTCGACCTCTGCTCTGGTCTCCTCGAAGGCCGGGCCGAGGAACGGGCGCGGCGCCATGGACCGTGTCCCTTTCTCGAGCCAGACGGCCTTCTCGAGGTCGGAGCCGACGTGCGCCGCGACCTGGTGCTCGTCCTGGGTGAGCTGGACCTGGATACTCTGGCGGAGCCGGCCGAGCATCACTGCAGGCGGCTCGCCTGGTGCAGATGCGGTATAGAGGCGGTTCGTCCCTGGGACACGGTACTGCCGCCCAGAACGGGGACCAGCGAGTTTCTCGATGACCCGGTTCCGGACCAGGTTAGCCGCCTCGACGACACGTGCTCCGGCCGTCCGGTCGATGTGAGCGACCACCTGAGTCACGCTCGACACGAGCTTGACGTCCACCGAGACCCGTGCCATGACTACCCTCGCTGCTAGGAGTCACCCTGGAGCTCGACCGTGACGGTCGTCCAGCGTCCCGTGCCGTCCGGGTCGACTGCAGGCTCGACGGGCGCGAGGATCTGCCCTCGCCAGCGGAAACGGTGCTGCCCGAGAGAGATGGCATGCCGCCCGCGCAGCCGGACGACGTGTGTCGCCTGGGAGTGCGCCACCTGCTGGTATGCTGCGCGACCGCTCACGGAGAGCGGGATCACATCGGCCCAGAGCATCCGCTCCGTCACCCACGTTTCTGGTGGCTCGTATGGGCTGCCCCGCTCGAGCGCGACACGGCGCTGGAGTTCGATCGGGCGCAGCCGGGCGAGCTGCATCGCTCACCTCCTCGCGATGATCGAGCGTGACGGCCGGGCGAGCCTAGAAGCCGGGGATCCGCCGGTACGGCCAGAGCAGCGAGAAGTCGTCCTCGCCATACGTGACGCTGCCAACCCCACTGACCTGCTCCGCGGTGACTCCCTCGATGCGACGCTGGTACAAGCGCGCCACACGCTGGAGTACCCAGGTCTTCACAGCAGCCGGGATCGGGACTGGGCTGCCGCTGGCATCCGTGAACGGGTTGTCCAGGTAGGCGTCTGCAGCTTCCTTCGCTGCCTCGATGAGCGACACGATCAGCGTGTCGTCGGCATCGTCGTCGATGCGGAGCCAGGCTTTGGCCTCTTCGAGCGTGACCGTGAGCCGGTCCTTGACTGCGCCCATATCCTCACTCGCTCAGCCGTTCTGGTCGCGCGACTTCACGCCCGTGCGCGCGCTGCTGGTGCGTCGAGAGCCCCTGGCGCGTCTGGAACTCCTTCCCGCACTCGTCGCATCGGAAGGCATACGAGATGCCACCCGCAGTGACGCGCCCGGCACCCGGCTCGTCCTCGCCACCGGTGCTCGCTTCTTTCGTCTCCAGTGGCCCTGCCGGCTTCGTCTCGGACGGGCCCGCCGGCTTGACCTCGCGGGCCAGGCCGCGCTGGATCAGCAGGCGGGCGCGGGCCGGGGGAACCGTGATCCGGCTCCCCCGGCGCACGAACCCTTCTTCGCCGAAATACGTGCGCACGACCTCGAGCTCGATCATGCGTCCTGCCTCATCACGCCGCCGGTGGGTTGTCGAAGACGCCGCGGACGAACGCCTCGGGCCGGTAGACCGTGAGCGCAATCCGCTCCTCGGCGAGGATGGCGTAGAGGTTCCGCGTGAAGTAGTCGGCATGGCTGTCCGAGATCCGGATCGCCGCCTCCTCGCGGTCCCAGATGGCCGCACCGAGGCTGAACGCGCCGGTTAGGAACTCGCCCTCGTTGATCGCGGTCGTCTCGACCACGGGGACGCGCCAGAGTCGCGGCACGCCACCGTCCTCGACCCTGACCCAGATGTAGTGCTGGTCGGAGCCCTTGAGGAGCTCGATGTCTTCCCAGTCGTTCGGGTGCAGCACCAGGCCAGTCACCGGGTACTCGGCGACTCGTGCCTTCGTCATCGCGCGGCGGATCGCGTCGACCTTGGTATCGCCGGGCTGTCCCTGTGACCAGCTGTACGTCTGGATGTCCGGATCGGTCATGATGCCGGAGAGGTTCGGGCCCGTGCCGTCGCCGTACAGGATCTGCCGGTCTTCTGTGAGCTTGAGCCCGACGATGAGCCGGTTCTCGATGTAGCTCTGGAGCTGTGCCGCGTCTGCGATGATCTGGCGAGTGACGGGCAGGTAATGAGCGATCGTCTTCACTGAGGTCGAGACGATCTCGAAGCTGAGGCTCGACTCCGGCTTCGCAGCCCCCTCGGCGACCGGGGCAGCGGCATTGGTGAAGCCTGTCTCGCGGACGAACTCGATGACCCCGGTCGTCGTCCGGTTCACCGGGAGGAGGTCGCGAATCCGCTGGACACGGTCGGGGAGGGCGATGAGCTCAGCGAGACGCTCCGCCGGGAACAGGTAGGCAGGCACGGTACCGAGCGGGCTCGTCAGTGTGGCCTTCGTGAAGAACGACTTCACCGGGAAGGGGGCTGAGAACCCGGTCATTCCTCCCTCGAGGTACCGCTTGTAGGCATCCGACTCGACGAAGCGCTCGCCGAGGCTCTTGGCGTCCGTGTAGCCGACCACTGGCCGTGCGTGTTGTGCCTCGCTCGCGTCGAGCCGTGTCCGGACAGCCTGGAGTTCCTGCGCGAGCTCGTCGAGCCGCTTGGTCGCCGCGTCGAGCCGCCGCCCGGTCTCCTCGCGGGCAGCACCGAGCGTGCGGATCTCGTGTTCCTGGCGTTCGACGAGCGTCTTCACCTCTCGAAACGCCTCATCGAGGTACCGGGCAAGTTCTCGCAGTTCCACTGTTACACCTCCGTGTGCAAGGATTGGGTGACGCTCCGGAGCTCGCGGAGCAGCTGCTCCTTGCGAGCCCAGGTCGAGAGTTGCTCGAGTGCTGCGAGGAGCTCGCTCGCGCCATCCGAGTGAGCAGAGCCCGGCTCGGCTCGGCAGCACGCACAGGCCTGAGTGCGCTCCTTGCGCGGCTCGGCGAGTGCGAGGATTTCCTCGAGCACCTCGACAGCTTGCTGGAGTGCCTCGATCGCGTTGCGGACCCGCTGGACGTTGGCTTGTGACAGCACCCGTCCTTCCTTGAACTGGGGCTGTGACGGGTTCCGCCGGTGCTCGCCCGGCCACATCCCAGTGCACTGGTAATGGAGCCAGGCGCAGAACGCAGCCTGGTCGGTGGGATCGAAGTCTCCGAGGCTCGACTCCATGCAGCGGGTGAAGAGACCGGGGTCTGGGCCGAAGTAGTTGCACAGCCCCTCGAGCAGCTGCGGCGGCATCTGCTTCGGCGAGACGGTGAGCGTTGTGAGGCCCTTCTCGCGCATCGCCTTCGCCGTCGCCGGGCACAGCCGCTCGACGGACTCGAGCGAGAGCGTGACCGTCCCGCCGTGCTTCTCGAAGAGCTTCTGCACCTCGCGTTCCCAGTCGACCGACCGCTGGCCCGGCCACTCGCCCGTGATCTGGTAGTGGAGCCAGGCGCAGAACCCCTCGGGTGACTCCTTGTCCTGGTTGCGGCGCACGCAGTCCTCGAAGTCTTGGTATGGCCCGAACGGTTTCCCGGCGGGTGGGAGCAGCGAGCTGGCGATCCGGTCGAGCCGCTCCGCCTCGCGGCGCCACTGGTCAAGGGCGATCTGGAGCAGGTGTGGCACCTCGTCAGACTCGAAGTGCCCGTTCTTGAGCGCTTTCTCGAAGCGAGCGATGCGCTCTTTCAGCGAAGCCGCGGAAGGCGTACCCTTCACCCCGACCACGCGAGCGACATCGAGCGCGGCGAAGGTGACGAACGAGTACTCCCAGAGCCTGACTTCCTTGAGTAGCCGCTCCCCTCGCTCACCACGGGCCGTCTTGATCGGGTCGTAGCCGATCGAGAGCTCGGTGATGATCCCGTCCTGGACGAGGGAGAGGACGTCGCGCGCGATGGGTGTTCGTGCGAAGAGCGTCTCAGTGTACAGGCCATGCGCATCTTCGAGGATTTTCAGGGGACGCCCGACTGGCCAGGACGGCTCGTGCTGGTACAGGGCCTTGATCCGGTTCTTGCCGGACGGTCCCCACTCGGCGATGGTCTTCTGGAACGCGCCAGGCTCGACGACGTCTCCCTGGTCATCGAGCACGCCGAAGACGGACGGGTAGGCGATCACGATCCCCTGCGTAGGGTCGAGATCCTTGACCGCCTGCGGTGTGAGCTTGAACTCCATGCCTTCCTCCTTCAACGGACGATGCTCTGGGCGACGACACAGCGGCAGTTGACGACCTCGCTTGCGTCCGTCGCGTCAGGATCGAGTGGGTACAGCAGGCCATTCGAGAAGCGGTCCTCCAGCCCGACGGTCTCGCCATCGAGCTGGCGGTGCGACTCGCGCACGCGGTCGTCTCGGGACGAGATCCAGGTCTTGACGATCGTCATCTGAAACTCGTCCCGCGCCTGCCGCCCGGCCTCCTGGACGGCGAAGTTCATGGCCGACCCAGCTTCGGTACGGGCGATGCGGTACGAGCGCGGCACGTCGATCTCGCTGTCGTCCGGTGGCTCGGCCCAGCGCTCGTACGTTTCGCGGATCCGGCGAGCGATCTCGCGCGTGTCCTCGTTGGCAAGTAGCCCTTCGGTGATCGCCGCGCCGATCGCGCGCCGTGTGGCCTCCGTCAGGTAGCTCACCTTGAGCGCGGCGTACCGGGAGGCCCATGTCTTGATGCGGTCGCTGAGAGCGCGGAACTTGCGGGCAGCAGGGGCCGCTTTGACCGCCTGCGCTTGCAATCGCTCGAACTCCTCGCGTCCCCAGTGCTCGATGGTGGCGAGGTAGGCAGCCTCGAGGAAGGCACGCCATTCCGTGGCCGCGGCATCGATCGCGGCATAGGCAGCGGCCTCTCCGCCTCTCGCGAACGCGCGTGCGACGACCTGCCCTTCAGCGAGGAACTGTTGCGCGATGCGGTCCGCGAGATAGCGTTCCCAGCGGCGCCGTGCCGTGTCGCGCTGCCTCCAGAACGCCGCCTTGCGCTCCTCCGGCCACTCGCTCGCGAGGTCTGCCTTGAAAGACCGTGGGCCGGTCGCGAGCATCACGGTTGGACCGAGTGAGGGCTGGTCGCCCCACGGGACGTTGTCGAACCCGAGCCCGAGGCGCTGGTTCACCTGGTTCAGGGTGTAGCCGAGCCGTACGAGCCGTTCAGCGATCTCGACCTTGGTGCCGAAGTCCTCCTGGAGCGCGGTCACACTCGAGATGTCGTAGACGACGCGGAGCTTCGGCGGGACTCCGGGCTGCCTAGCCTCGGGGTCCCAGTACGGCACGAGGACGGCATTGAACGCCTCGGCCAGGTCGTCGAGGAAGGGCAGGAAAACGTCCTGCCAGACCATGCGGACGGCAGTTTCGAAGTTGCGGTACGTCCCCTCGCCGGTCAGGACGACGAGCGGGATACCCATCGCAGCGGCAATCTCCTCACGGGTGAGCCGCCGGGAGTTGAGCCAGTCGAGCTCGGCAGCCGTGGTGCCGACCTCCTGGATCTCGCCGGGCATGGAGGCGAGGAAGATGCCACGCGCGTTGTCCGGCCCCATGTGCTGCTCGCGCAGCATGCGGCGTGCTTCTTCCCACTGCTCGCGCGTGAGCGGCTGCGAGGGGAAGTAGATGAGGTCCTTGACCGTGCGGTTCTGGAGGGCGGTAAGGTTCCAGTGCACGGCGGCCGTGTCCGTGTCGACCACCTTCGCTGCTGCCTGGAGCGGTGAAAGCCCCCAGTAGGGGTTCGCCGGATCGACGAACTGCAGGTGGATGACCTCTTCTGGCGGGAACGCGTGCACCTGCCCAGACGGGTCGCGGTACTCGTAGTGCGAGAGGAAGCGGCTCGGATCAGGGACCGGCTTGACGCGGTCAGGAGAGAGAGGCCAGATCTCGACAGGTGTACCGCGCACGAGGACGAGCTTGCCGAGCGCGTTACCACCGAGCCAGAGATGGTAGACCCACCGCTCGCGGAGATCCTGCCCCGTCATGAACGGGTTCGGCTCGTTCAGCAGCACGGCGAGGGGGTGACT